ATGGAAGACTGGGATTATGAATTGACTGAGATTGACACTTTCCCCAAAGGTATTGAATAATGGAAGGATTTAACGCACCAGGATCCAATAAATCTTGGATGGATGAGGGTTTCAAGAAATTTATAGTTGAGCATCAACTAGGTAATGTTGTAAATATATTAGATGCTGATATCAAACGGTGTCGTGTTTATAACAGCGACAATCGAGATGAAGTATACAATCAAATCACTATTACTTACAAAGAACAATGATGCAAGCAGTAATCTATTCAAACGGAAGTCAAGAGTGTGAGCGCATGTCATCACTACTCTCATCATTAGGTGGTGAATTTTTAGAATATCGACTAAATCATCATTTCACTCAACGATCATTTGAAAATGAGTTTGGTGCAAACGCAACATATCCCCAAGTCTCGATCGGTGTCAGGCATCTTGGGGATATGAAGGAAACCCTACATTGGTTGAGTGATAACGGTCTACTTAGTACCCACCACTAGATCCACTAGATCCCGAAGAGGAACTACTGCTACTACCAGTATTACTATTAGTTGTACTGCTAGCATCTGTGGTTCCAGCAATAACACCAGAAGAGTTAACTACTGTTGCTGATGTTCCAGCACCAGATGTAGAAGACAAAATTGAAGCACCAGCAGCATTAACAGTTGTAGTGATTTCTCTCAAACCAAGTTCCTGCTGACCAGCAAAAGTGACAGATGGTGTAATACCATATTCTGTGGAATACACTCCTTTCTTGGTAATGAATATCTCTTCAACAGCATTTACTGTCATCTTAATATTATCACCATCACCAACTTCTTCATTAGGTGCATATTCGAGAAGACTTTCAAATTCATCAACAAATTGTTCTATGTAAGACTCTCGTAAAGTCCAAATATTAGTTTTCTCTTCATTTAATGCCCTTTCGTGTTCCCAGTTAGATACTGGATATACGATGGGGTTTACTAATGATCCATTTGATCGTGTATATCTAAAAGTGCTATTAACGATAGTTCCTTCACTTAGAAGAATAGTACCATCATCAGATTTTACTTCAAAGGTCTCATGGTGATGAATTTGACTATGACTATTAACACCTTTATATCTAGATTCAACGTATTTGTACAGTTCTTGCTCATCCATAGGCCATTCATTATAAACATTGATGATATTGTTGCAAAGTAATATCACCCAGTCTAGTTCTGGGTCTCCATAGAGATCATTTGCAACTTGATCAGGTCTTTGATTATTGGTAATCGAATACTGGTCAAATCCTAAAATATCGTCTTGAATTAAATCACGAATTTTAATTTTTCGGAAGATATTTTTAGCAACAACAAAAGGTTCAACGTTATTACGCCTAAATGGCGATACACGTACTTTTACGTTTGGGATTAATTCAAAATAGTGTGGCATTACTGTCCTTTGTCGTTTTTGTACATTTCACGAGTAATGAATGCAGTCTCATCAAATGTGAGAGTCATTTTATAAGAAGCAGGTCCAAAGTCTGTACCATCATCAGCAAGTCCTCTAATAGAACTATGTTGACCTGATGGGGTCATATTTACTTGCATATTAGTCAATACAAGATTCACAGGATATGTGAGTAGTGTTGACATCATTTCTGGTTTACTGATAGATCCAGCACCCTTTGCAGTTTCACTTCTTCCCGTAGGACTATATCGAATGAGTTCAATTTTGAAGAAACGAGGTACAGTTAACCATCGAGCATTACTTCCACTAGTGCCAGGAAGCATCGCGTCTCTGAGTACATGAACAATCTTCTGAATGTTCTCTGCTTCTCTGGCATTACGTGGTGCCATATCAAAAGTAAAGTTGTGAGACCGATAATTCACACCTTGGAATACAGTTTCTTGATATGGGTTGAATACTTTACCCTTTGCTAATGCTGCCATCTGATTTTTATTCAGACTGCCATCAGTACCAGCAAAACTATTCAAACCATTAAAAATGCCAGAGACTGCGCTAAATGCAATCTCTGGTTTTGCTGCTGTTGCTCCCTGCTGGATTGCCTGAGTCACTGCGTCCATGTTGTCCCCATTCTGCGACATCGCTTGGACAACAGCATCACCAAATGGTCCTAGGGTTGCTTTATCGTATGTGGTACTAAATGTTTCAGTAAGATCATGTGGTAGATACATGTACACAGATTTCATGATCTGGTCAGCACCACCCTTACCCTTACCCTTTCCAGTGTAAGTGTATTGATTATTCTTTTCAGAATCATAGATCATGAATTTTAAATAATCTATACTCCGAGTTGGTGCTGCACTCTTACGTGATATAGCACCATCGCCACTTCTTTTGGGACCACGAGGTAATTCTAATGGATAAATAAGTCTAGCACCATTAGTACCAATCTTGCCAGAACCCGATGATTTTTGGGAGTTAACAGGTCGGTTCTTATTTGTCTTATTTTTTGTTGGCATGAGTTATTCAGGAAAGTTTAGACCGTCAAACACTCATAAGTATAAAGGTGATCCCACAAATATTATTTATAGAAGTTTATGGGAAAGAAAGTTCATGATGTGGTGTGATAAAAATGAGAATGTTCTTGAATGGGGTAGTGAAGAGATCATCATTCCATATATCAGTCCTGTCGATAACCGTCCCCATCGTTATTTTCCAGACTTTTATGTCCGAGCACGAACTAAAACTGGGAAGACTGCGAAGTACATCATTGAAGTTAAACCCGCAGCACAAACTGTACCGCCGAAAAAGCAGAAACGAATTACCAAACGTTATTTAAGTGAAGTGAAGACGTATGCTGTAAATGATGCTAAATGGAAAGCAGCAACTGAGTATTGTCTTGACAGAAGAATGAACTTTATGATACTGACCGAAAAAGAATTAAAGGTATGAGTATCTTCAACGATGTTAAAGATCTTGCTGCTGGCAGCAAGAAATCCAAGGATTGGTATCGATCTCAGTTCATGTATGGACTTGAAGATTCCAGAGGATTTAATGTAGGTGATGTTATATTTTTCTCATACACTGCTCAAACTGAGGGATTGCAGTATTATGATAGATATCCCATGGTTTTGATTACTGATATAGATCTACCCAAGAAACAATTTTCTGGTGGTAACTTACATTATCTACGACCATCTACGAGAACAAGTATTGCTAGATCATGGGGTGGGGGTTCCCTCGCTTATCCTATGCGTTGCCATCATAAATACTTTATGTCAAACGCAGGTAACATAAAAAGTGTACCTTCTGTGGATCTTAGGGAAATGAAAGTACCATTACCATTAGAACAGTTTACGATGGATGTAGTGGGACGCTGGATTGACGTACCTAGTAGTATCATTTGGAGTAGACAGTGAATTACAGTCCTAACAGATTTGACGCTTTTAGAGATCTAGTGGCAACTGGTGCAATGGCACCTGCTACTAGTAATCTATTTCAGATAGTAATTCCTCTTCCAGTAGTATTCAACCCTACTATTTTGAACGGTACTACAAGTACAACTGTTCAAAATAGAGCAAGAGAAACTCTTAGAAATATTAATTATTATGCATCTAGCGTAACAGCACCCAGTAGAGCAATCACAACTGGTGAAGTTAATAACTACGGTATGATACGACGATTTGTGACAGGGCAGACTAATTCTGAGATTACAGTTTCATTCTTAGTCACAAAAGATATGCAGCATAGGCAATTTTTTGAGCAATGGATGAATGCTGCTGCTTCTGACAATGACAATACTGTATCATTTTATGATAACTATGTTACTGATATGTCTATTATCAAGTGGGAACATGGTGCAAACTTTAAATTAAAACCTAAGGGATATCCAAGATCAGCAGGTAAGCACCCTTCACAAGCAACAGCAGTATGGAAGATGTATGGTGCATTCCCTACTAATATCAGTACAATGAATTTTGATAATGAACAGACTAGTCTCATGCAGATGGATATTCAGTTCTATTTTGAGAGGTATCGTTTCGATCAGGTGTCACCAGCAACATTAAGATCTAATGGTAGAAGCAAAAAGAAAGTCATTAATTATGAAGATGTTGTTAACAAAGTCTCTGGTTCGGGTAATCCAGATGTCCAGAGGTTTACTATCGGGTAACCTGTATAAATAATTTTATCGTGATTTGATACTATGCCACTTCCTACTCTTGTTATCCCTGATTATGAGTGCAAAATGCCAATCAGTGGTCAAAAGGTCACATATAGACCTTTCCTTGTAAAAGAGGAAAAACTACTCTATCTCGCCATGGAGACCCAAAACGAGAAAGAAATGTTCAAAGCAGTCAAGACTATCTTGAAGGCTTGTACTAACCTTAGAACAGTTGACAACCTTGCTACATTTGAGATTGAGTTTCTATTCTTGAAGATTAGATCCAAGGCAGTTGGTGATGTCAGTGAGTTTAAGGTTACCTGTCAAGATGATGGTGAAACTCAGGTTGATGTTTCTATTAACTTGGAAGAAGTTGAAGTAGTTGTTCCAAAGGAACATAAAAAGATTATTAAACTTAATGAAACTGTCAAAGTGGAAATGAAATATCCCGCTTTGGAATCATTCGTTGATCGTAACATGAAAGACGAACCTGATATTGATGATGTGTTTGATCTTGCTGCAAGTTGCATCAAGAAAGTATATGAAGGTGAAGAAACCTTTGATTCATTCACTAAACAGGAAGCAAAAGATTTCCTTGGTCAGATGAACAATGAACAGTTTGGATTGATTCAAACATTCTTCGACACCATGCCTAAACTTGTATATGAATTTGATGTTGAGAATCCCAATACTAAGGTAGTGAATACAGTTACGCTTGAAGGACTAGCATCTTTTTTCGCATAGCCCTGATGCATAATAGTCTTGAAAATTATTACAAGACTAATTTCGCCTTAATGCATCATCATAAGTATTCCCTCTCTGAGTTGGAAACCATGATACCTTGGGAACGAGAAGTTTATACTAATCTTCTTCTGGCATATTTACAAGAAGAAGAACGAGAACGGTCTAAACAAAAGTCTGGTAACAGTTATCTCTAATGGCAGCAACTCTTAGAAAATATATTACCATCAGTCCTTCCGCTGATGTTAGTTCTGACGGTTTGGGCAAGGCATTCAAGAAAATGACCATTGCTCATAATCGTATGGGTGGTGCTGTAACAAATATTGGAGTTCAGTTAACTGAATTCAAAGAATTAGTTAGTATGTATCAAGAATCCACAATTGGATTCTTAGAGCAAGAGAAAGATATATCGGAAAAAGAATCTGAGCACAGAAAAGAAATAATTAAAGCAAAGTCTAGTTTACTTAATAGAAAGAAAGGATTACAACAAGACAAGTTAGCAGAGGAAAAGCAAGAATCTCTGAATGAAAAAGGTGAAGAGAAGTTAGGGGAAGAAGAAGGAAAGAAAGAGAAGAAGTCTAGGTTTGGGTGGTTGAAGGGACTACTAAAACCAATGACATTACTCATTGGTGGTTTAGTTAAGTTAGTTGCTATACCCGTCCTAATGGGTGTGATGGATTGGTTAGGTGATCCAGAGAATACAGAAAAGATAAAAAAGGTATTAGGATTCTTTGCGGGTGTTTGGAAACTTGCCAGTATGTTCACCCGTTGGGGTGTTGGTACAGTTCTGGATGGTATAACTGACGTATTTGGACATGACCCTGATAAGGGTATGATCGGGAATGGTCTCGATAAGATGTTTGGCGTCCTTAAAATCTTAGCAGGATTCGCTGCGATCCATATTGGATCACGCATCCTAATGCCATGGAAGTTGCTAGGTGATGCCAAATTTATGTTCGGTCTCGGCAAAGCGGTAGACGCTGCCGATTCGATGGGGGGTGATTCAAAGTTAAATAAGAAACAGAAACTTGATAAAAAAGGTAGAACACCAAAGCAGCGTCTTAAAGATATAAAGAAAGCGCAGAGACTGAAAAGAATCAAAGCTCTTCGTAGTAATATTACTAAAAAGTTTGGAGGAGCAGCGAGTAGAATCAATGGTTTATTCAAGAAACCATCTGCTGGCAGTTCCCTCAAAAAACTTTATCTGGGTGGTATGAATTTGGCAGGCACTGCTGCCAAAAAGACTGGTAATTTTGCAATGTCCCAGTTTGCTCGCGCTAACAAATACTTTGCCGCTCAGGGCGCTGCCATGATAAATGGTGTCAAGGGCATGGGTCAAGGCATCTGGGATTTTGGTAAGAGGACGGGGAAAAATCTTGGTGATGTTGTCGAAATGGCAAAGAATCCTAAGGCACTTGCTTCAACGGTAACTACAAAAGTAAAAGAGTTTGTCAAACCTGTATTAGAGAAGAATGCTCAGGCAAAGAAGATTGCAGAGTTTGCTGAGTTACCAAGAGGACAACAGTTAAAGACTGCTAAGAAAACTGTTGGTAGTTTTCTAGCAAAAGGATTTAAGAATCCTGGTTTCAAGACCATGCGACAGTTTCTTGGTGCTGCTAAGGCTGGCATGAAGATTGGTGGTATTGATACACTAATTGCCTCTGTTCTGGCATTGTTAGATTATGGTGTGTTTGGCGAATCACCTATCAACGCTATACTGAAAGCATTAGGTGGTTTATTAGGATATAGTGCTGGTTTTGCTATTGGTGCTCCATTTGGTGGCGCTCCTGGTTTCATTACTGGTGCTGCTGGTGGAATCGCTGGTGAGTGGGCAGCAGAGCAACTACTTGGTGTGCTTGCTAAGAGTAGTCTAAAAGATATAGATGATCCAATTGCTGCGGCGCTTGGTGGTGACTTTGCAAAGAGAAAACTTGTACGTGATCCTAATGGCGAAATGCCAGGTATGGAGGCATTGATGGGCGCTGCTGCCAATGATGGTGCTGGCACATCAGAAATCAAATCACCAGAACTAGCGAGAGGTGGTGCTATTCGCGCACACAACCAAGGATATAAGAGATTTGTAGATCCTGTTATTCTGAAACGGAAAGATACTGCAAAGACTCCTATTGCTGATTGGGGCAAATTTGCTAAGGGTGGTGTTGTCAATGGACAACTACCTGATGAAGATCTAGTATCTATTGGTAGTGGTCATAAACTTGCTAAGGCAATTGCACCACAGTTCAAGGCAATGATGCAATCAGCATCAGAGTCTGGATTCAAGATGGGAACTCATTTTAGAATCAACTCATCATACAGAACATATGATAAGCAGAAGCAACTTTATGATCAATTAGGACCTGGTACTGCTGCATATCCAGGAACATCTAATCATGGTTTAGGTAGAGCAGTTGACCTTTGGTACACTAATGGATCATATAAGTGGTTAAAGTCTAATGCTGGCAACTTTGGTTTTGGTCAGATACCAGGATATGAAACAAACAATCCTGATGGACATGAAGCATGGCACTGGGAGAACTTAACTGGTGCTGGTAGTAAGAGTGGTGCTGGATCTTATGTTGCATCTGGTGATGCTGGTGGTGGTAACGCAGGTGGTGGTGGATCTACTGCTAAAACCGCTGAGGGTGTCAGTGCTGAACCTCGTCAAAAGACAGCAGCAGAAGAATATCGATCAACTGGTAGTATTGTAGATTTCTTTAAGAAGTCTGCTGGTTTGTTGAAGAACTATGCTCAGGATGCGTCAGCGATGGGTGGTGGTCTACCTACCGTACCAACAACCACAAGTATGCCAAATGCAAAGACGAGTGGTATTGGACCTCTTGCTGATGGTGCATCATATGCAGAATCATTAAAACCTGCTGCAACTGTAAGTGCTCCCCCTAGTAAGATAAATACAACAGCAGATAAACTGAAATCTCTGTCTACTAGTAAAGTTCGTCGGGATAAGGAACCAACCAAACCAAATATGATGATTGCTGTGCAACCTGTTGTAAAAACTAACACAGTTAATGCAGGCGGCGGAGGTGGATCTAGTAGTCCATCCGCATCACCACTTCTTACGAAATAAATGGCAGAAACCAAAGCAAGATTATATAAGTATGTAACTCCTCCTACATTTTCAGGTAAGGGGGGTGGTATTACTGTAAAGATTGGTGGTAAAACATTTACTCAACCCCAAGTGGGTTTTGTTAAAAATATCAAAGCAATCAATAGTCTTGGTGCGACTACCAATAGTATTGCTGTCTTAGTTCAGGACATGAACAAGTCCTTCAAGGGTTTTTATGCTAAAAGTCTTGGATTGCAGCAAGGGTTGCTTGATAGTCGTGAAGATGCTCTTAAAGAAGAGAAGAAATTATTAAAGAAAGAAAAAAGTGAAGAGAAGAAAGCAGAAGGATTAGCACAAGATAAGAAAGCAGAAAATAAACAAGAAGGTAAAGGTAAGAAGAGTTCTATTGCTGAGAAGAGTAAAGCAATTGCTGCTAAGTCATTAGGATTTTTTGCAGGTCTTGCTTCACTGTT